CACCCGCGCCAGGGGGACCGATTACAGGAGGCCCCGCAGGGCCTTCTACGCCGATTCCAGGGGGAGGTCCAACGACAGGAGGGCCAGCAGGACCTTCAACCCCAGCCCCAGGAGCAGGGGTAACAGGGGGAGTTCGTGGCCCAACAACAGGCGGAACAGTTAGGTACAAATGTGTTGAAACAATTTTATATTGCGAAGGTGATCAAAATCTACAACCTGTCGAAGCAAGAAGGATAGCCGCAATATCTAGAAATTGTGTTACTTGTAGTCCCGAGGGTTTGGAAGGAGAGCCAGATCCAACTTGTATCTACCCAACAAGATCAGCTTGTGAATCCTCTCCTTGCCAAACAACTCTAACTCCAGAAAATTGTATAGGGCCAACTACACCTGGAGGCTCTACAACTATTAACGAAGGAGGCTCAATAATTCCTCAGAACCAGACTTTCGCATCTACGTCAATTCGTGATGAATTGCTGCGTCGCATAGGAAATTTAGGTGGCACAACTACAACAACAAATACCACAGTAAATTCAAATCAAGCTTTAACAAATTTACAAACTAACTCTAGCACAAATTTAGAAATTGTTATAAATGTTAATTCGCAACTTTATGGAAATTTTACTTCACAAACTCCAGAAACCTTTCAATTAAGCCAACAATGTGCGGGTTTGTTTCAAAATCCATATAATTTTTTTAATACGCCAACATCCCAACAAACAACATTAGTTAATAACAATTTAAGATTAGATGTATTTTCAAATCAAATATCCGAGGAAGTTAGTTATTTCTTAAATAATGAAAACACAAGACAAGCTTGGAGTGAAGATAAAATAAACAATCTTACTTTAGAAAAAGTTGGACTTAGTTTGTCTCCATCTTTATTTCAAGCTGTAAATAACTTGCACGACTACGGAAACAATAAGATAGATCCTAATGTTTTTTATTCTGTTATAAAGAGTCATTTAGTAAAAGGAACTTTATCAGAAGTAGATACTCAATATTTTTTAAGAGCCTACGAAAGACAACAAGGAGATCCCAGATATACTTATTCTGAAACTGGGCAAACTCCCGCCGCAGTTAATTTAGCATTATCTATTTATAATTCTTACGCTACTAATCCAAATTACGATGGGTTGAACATAATAATTATAAATGATGATTACAAAAGAATGAGATTCTTGCCTGAGGATCTTAATTGCAGAGTAAGTGTTCTTCAATCTGATGGATTGCTGTATGAACTCCCTACAACTAATTTTGGGATTCCAACGCAGCAAATACCAGATCCGAATCCATTAGACTTAACTAATCCAGCTAGCGGTATTCCACTTTCATTTGGTAATGGTGCGGGATATTACTTTTCTACTGTTTATTTAAACGGTCAGCAATATCCGCTCCCTACAATAAATGATTTATCTTCTTCTTACTATATTGATTTTAGAAATAGAGCTAATATTTTAAGACTTTTAAATGCTGATCCCTCTTTAACATTTAAAGTCAGTTCTCTTGCCAATCAGTCTGAGATAAGTATTTCTAGTTACAATGGGTCTGCTGATGTAAATCCAATGTACTTTAAACTTAATTTAGATACGGTAGGGGATATATTAACTCCTAACTCTGTCATTGGAATTATATCAGCTACTTACTCAAAAATAAATGAAACGGAAGCGATAGAGCATTCAAGAAACTACGGATATAACATATCTAAACTAAATGTAGATTTCAGAGATCCGTTTATTCATTACGCAAGAGACACAGGAATTTTGCATTTTGAAATGAACGATTTTAATTTAAGATCTCTTAATACAACACTTACCCCAATAACGGGAAGGAATATGCTTAGAAATATTCCACAGGCTGTTATATTAACTCCTGGTTGCGGAACCAGCCATAATCCCTTTAATGGGCACTCTGAGTTAACCAGCTACGACACATCATTTGCAATTAGAACTTACAAGGGTCAGCCGGGAATAGGCATGAGCACGAGTGATAGAGAAGATCCCTCAGTAGAAGAGGAAAGAATATACTCTGCCCTACAGTCTAATAGTTATGGGCTATACGAACAATATTTAAATAATGATATTCATGGATTTTTGTATACTTACAATCCTAGTGCAACTTCCGCAGCTTTATCTTATTACATAAATGAAGAATACTCTAACACTCAACCTGCGTCAAGCTTAAGAACTAATTCCCCAGAGGGTAAATTTTATAGTATGGCAAGTAGGTTAAGGCTAGCTGTATCATCTTATATTGATTCAGTAAATCCAGACGAGCAATATCTTTGGTCCTCCTTAAGATGGTATGATTTGTACACAAGACTAACTTTAAATGATGCAGGAAGATTACTGTACTCCAACACTACAAGATTATTTAATGATATAAGTAATGGATTAATCTATAATACTCCAGTAACTTTAGTATCAAATACATTTAATGAATTTAATACAGGAGTTCCAGTTATGACCCCTTTAACGGGGGATCTTGTACAAGTTATAACGGAAGCAGATAGATTAGAGTGGTATTATGCTAACTATCCACCTCCAGAAGCAGGATAAGTATGTCTAAATTTGTAGCAACCTGGATTGATCCTAGCACAGGACATTGCCATCCCCCTACTCCACACCAAAACTTACCATCATCCGGGGGTAGGCTAACTAATGTTTTTATTGGGACCGCTTATGTTGTTACCCAAAATGACGTTTACACCCCGACAACTTGTGGGGATACGGATCACGACCCTGTGGTATTACCTATAGCTGGAGCGACAATATTTGCTGGAAGGTTGCCTATTGCCAAGCAATTAGATCCTTTAAGTTGTGGAGATACCGTAGGAGCTTTAGGAGCTTTTAATGTATATGCTTACTAATTTTAAAATTTAATTAAATTATTTTTATTAGTATAGTAAATAGTAGTAGGTAATTAATTATCGGACAAGAGGTTTTTTTAATTATGAAGCACAATGTTTTGAAGGAAGAGGTTGATCAGATCCTTAGCCAAGCTTTCTGGAATAAGGGTGGAATCAAGTTAAATGAGAATGCCGCCCCTGAGGCTGCTGAGACGGTCGAGCAACCAGCCGATGAGGCCCCTGTTGAGGCTGTAAATGAGGAGGCTCACGTTTGCCCCCTTTGCGAGTCTCACCTAGAGGCTCCTATCAGCGATGATAAGCTCTCAGAGCACATTGATCTAATGATTGACATCATTGATGAGATGGTTCAACTCACCGAGGGAGATGATTCAGAGGACGATGGAGAGGAGCTTGCTGAGGAGTCTCACGAGGATGACGAGGACGCCGAGCAAGTAGTTGAGAAGAAAGGTCTTCCAGCGTTTCTTAAGGGCAAAATGAATAAGAAGAGCAGCAAGGCTAGCTCTTCAACGACAGGCCCCGAGATGAAGTGAGGCTAACTGATAACAGTTAGTCTAACTGCATGAGCGATAAATTTTTACCAGATATTTCAGTAGGTAATTTTGCCATGGACCTGTTAAAGGACATGGCAAAAAACCCATCACAGGCTCTTAAGCCTGCTCTCAAGGAATCAACATTACAAAATGCTGGTGCCCCTGAAATCAAAGAATCATCAGAGTCTAAACTAACAAGTTTGGTAGAGAGACTTTCAACTTTGATTACTGAGGCCAAGCAAATAATGGAAGAGATATCTTCTGGTGCTACTACCACTGGAAACATTGGTGTGAACATGGCTGGTAAGAGCAGAAAAAATCCTAAACTTCAAAACTGTATAATGAAGCTTAAAAGAAAATATGGTGGCAAATGAAAGACCTTATCTCGTTGTTAGAAGAGATTTCAATTAGTGAAAGAAAAACTGAGAAAGGTAGAGGTTCAAAAGAAGGTCGCCAAGCTATACAACAAAGCAGCCGTGAGAAGCCTCACACAACTCCAGGCAAGTCTAGAGTTAGAATTTACAATTCAATAACTGACGCTCTCCGTAATGGGTACATGGGCCAAATCTTCTCGACCAAGGGTGCCGACCGTCTCTATGTCATTACCAAGCAGAAGTGGGGAAAAGATGATGAGCAAATGGTCGCTGGTAGAACGGCAAAAGGATTCACTCCAGGCTCAATACCTTCATCATTCAAAGACGTAAAGAAGTATGCCACTAGAACAATGGTTCGTCATTCAAGTGGAGCTAGTAAAAAATATAAGTCTAAGGACAAGAAATAACTATGCAACAAATTCAAGACGTATTCATCATCCAGAATCTAAGAGTCCTTAACGAGGGTAAGACTGGTCCACTCAAGGTTCGTGGTATCTTTCAAAGAGCCGATGAGGCTAACAGTAATAGAAGAGTTTACCCACAGAAAGTTCTTGAGGGTGCAATCAAGTCGCTCAATGAAGCTATCAAAGAGAGAAGACTTGTAGGTGAGCTAGATCACCCAACCTATGACATGGTTAAGCTTTCAAACGCTTCTCACCTTATTACCAATCTTTGGATGGAAGGCAAAGAGGTCATTGGAGAGGCTGAAATCCTCCCAACCCCAGCGGGCAAAGTTGTCCAGGGTCTGATCGAGGGTGGCGTAAAGATCGGAATCTCAAGCCGTGGTATGGGCACTCTGAGCGAAGGTAAGGGTGACTGCAAGACGGTCAACGAGGACTTCAAGCTCGTTACATTTGATATCGTTGCCGACCCATCAACCAGAGGTGCGTATCCAGCCCTATCTGAATCAAAGCAGATACAAAAAGACAAGAAGATTATTGAATCTACAATCAAAGAAGTTGTAGGTCAGAGATATTTCCTAAAGCTTCTTGAGAAAAAGATTGACGAGAAGCTTGGTAGAGTCGAAGAAGTTAGAGGCGACGCTACTATTAGAAGATACGGGAAGAAGCATCCCAAAGGGGAAGAGGGTGCTGAGGAGCGAGCGGGAAAGGTTAATTTCCCTCCAAAAAGAGAAAAGGGAAAGAAGTTAAAACCAGAGCATGAAGCCATGGTAAATGTTGCTCGCAAAAAATAATAAAATTTATTATTTTTAATTAAAGGAGATAAATAAGATATATGAGTAATTCAATGGATCAAATAGCTAGCCTCCTCCCAGAGGGTCTAACTGAGGATACGGTCGAGAAGATCGCTACCCTAGTTCACAAGAAGATCGAAGAGGAAGTTAATGCTAAAACGGAAGACCTTACCGTAAAGGTTAAGGCTTATTTAAGAGGACAAATCGAGCGTCTTAAGGAGCAAGCTGTTAGAGAGCTAGAGCTTGAGAACGAGACGTTCCGTAACGCCCAACTGTATGAGTCAGCCAGGGCGTTATTTGTTACGGAGCTTACGCCCGATGACGAGGTTACTGCTGTTAACCTGATGGCTCTAGAGCAGGACGGTCTTTCAAAGAAGATTGATGTTCTTGCTGGGGAGCTAGACAAGTCATTAAAGGAGAACGTGCAGCTTAAGAATCTACTCAAGGTCCTCTCAGACAAGAATGAGAAGCTTGAGGAGAATGTTAAGCAAGCTAAGGTTAATTTGGCGGAATCAAGAGCCATCTCGTCGATGAGACTTTCTGATACCGCTGAAGTTGTTTCGAGAGAGAATTTCCAACGTCAAGGGAAGAAGTTAGAAGAACGCAAGGATAGCGTCAAGCCTGAGACGAATGGTAATAAGTTTTTGACCGAAGAGGTCATCAGATTGATGTCTAACTAATATTTTCAAGGAGAAAATCATGGACGTTTCAAAAATTGGAGGATCACCTGAGCTTACTCAGAAGTGGTCAAAGGCCCTTGACGGTATCAAGAATGAATATACCGCTCGGGTTACTGCTCAACTGCTTGAGAACCAAGCGAAGGCTGTTTTAGCCGAGAATCAGAGAGTCCAAGAAGAGACTCTAAGCACGGGTGCCACCCAAGTTGGTAACATCGGTGTGTTCCAGAAGTTTGCGTTTCCACTCGTTCGCAGAGTGTACCCAAACCTCGTGTTCAACTACATCGGTGCGACCCAGCCAATGGATGCCCCTGTCAGCCAGATCTTCTATCTTGGCAACAGCAGATGGACTGGATCGAGCCAGCAGACTGTCTATAGCAAGTTCAACCTGACGTACAATGTTACTGGCACAAACGCCACGTTCCCAATTGATACGACTGGTGGAGCCGCTGGAAGACTTGCCTATGGTGATGTTACGAGCCTTGCTGGTGGAGGAGGATTCAACCTTTCATCAGTCCTAAGCAATACCAGAGGTGCGCCTTCAACCACTTACGGTGGCAAGATTGCGTCATTCCCTGACTCAACCACTACTCTCGGCTGGACTGTATCAGCGGGTGAAAGACTTGATGGAACAGGAATCCCAGAGGTTCAGTTCCACATTGAGCAGCAGCCAGTCGTTGCGACCACTCGTAAGATGCGCGCTCTCTGGACGATTGAGGCTTCACAAGACCTTAAGGCGTACCACAACCTCGATCTAGAGCGTGAGCTTACTGAACTACTCAGCAAGGAGCTTTCACTCGAAATCGACCGTGAGCTAATCGAGGATATCCGTATGATTGCCTACGGATTCGCTGGTACAAACGCTAGCATAGGTGGATGGCAAGCCAAGTCACTTGACCCACTTGCTAACTCAAATAGCTTTGGTGCGAACTACTATGGTAAGGTCAGCACTGCCAACGGTGCTCCCGCCTGGAACCCAGGTTCATTTGAGTGGGCTAATAATGGAGCCGTTGGCTTTGTCGATGGCTACCAGCCTCAGACTGCTTCAAAGAACATCATTGTCGTTGACCTTGCTAGATTCCTTGGATCAGCTTACGCTCCACAGCACATTGGACACAGATATTCCAATATGCTTGCGGTTCTGAACTTTGCTAGCCAGGACATCTACAAGACCACGATGAGAGGTCCAGGTACGGTTCTTATCACTTCGCCACTTATTGCTTCAATGCTTGAGTCAGCGGCGAAACTTGAGGGCGGCTTACCAGCAGCCGATGGTCCAAGCAACATGGGAACCAAGATTGAGTACAAGGGCAAGTTTGCCGGTAAGTACGATCTGATCGTTGACCCCCTCTTCCCAGAGGACGAGATCATAATCGGGTATAACGGCGGAAGCCCAATGGACAGCGGATTCGTCTACTGCCCATACATCCCACTCATGCCACTCCCAATGGTAACTGACCCAGGCTCATTCCAGCCAAGAAAGGGTATCATGACGAGATATGGCAAGACTGCTATCCAACCAGCTAGCAGATTCTACCGTGTCATCAGATTAATCGGAGCTAGCTCTGATTACCTACGTCCTGACATCCTGACGAACGGTGCGGGTAACGTAACAGTAGTCTGATACTAATAGTATCGGATTAAATTAAAGCGGGCTTAAAAAGCCCGCTTTTTTCTTTTATGGGAGACCTAAATATTAGTATATGGTATCTACTCCAACAATAACAAGCTACGGGTCTAGCTACGGACGTTATGGTGGGCAGAGGCTCACAGATTATACTCTGGCTAACGATATAAACCAAGATAAATTAAATAAAAACTTAGAGGCAGACGGAGTTCAATTTAATTTATTTGAGCAGTCAGTTAATGATTATGTTTTAGCTCAACTAGGGCATCCTATCGTTGCTGTTGAATTAACTCCATTCCAAGTAAAGACTTGTATTGATGAAGCCGTGTCTAAGTTAGATTACCATGCCCCTCAATGGGCTAGTCAATATGCTGTATTTGATGCTAGCTCAATGGAAAACTTATATGAGTTACCTCAATTTCTAGCTAACAACATAAGCTATGTTAATTACAAAAAAGACATTCTGGGGTCGGAATAGGAGACTTCTTCTTAACTCAGCAATATTTAGAGATGACAAGAAGAATACTCTCTAATGAAGGTGGCTGGAACATTGTTAATGGAAAGTATTTACAACTTTACCCAGGGCCAACTGAAACACCAACCCCGGTTATCATTGAGTATAGAGCGTTAGACTCTAATACAATTCATCATGCTTATCGAAATTGGATTCAACGCTATGCCACTGCATCCGCTAAGGGAATCTTAGGACGTATTAGAGGTAAATACAAGACACTTCCTGGTCCTGGCGGCGGCGCACAAATGGATGGGGGTGTTCTTGTTCAAGAGTCTGCCGAAGAGAAAAAGCAACTCATGGAAGAGTTGATGCTTGAGATTCAAGAAGGTCCAATGTTTATTGTAGGTTAATATGAGTAACTTTGGTAAATACAAATCAAATGTAAGCCTTCCAAACTCAGATGAGTATGAAAGTCCATTTAAATTATTCAACAAGTTGAATGATCAAAACTTGTTTAACATCATTGATGAGGAACAAATTAAATTAGCAGGATCCCCATTGATGATATACAAGTACTACCAAACAAAAGAAGTAGATGATGTTTATGGTGAAGAAAGGGGTAAGACTTTTTCAGTTACGCCAATAAGAGTTTATGGTCACTACGAACCAAAACCTATTGAAGAAAATCTTACTCAGTTTGGAATTGAACTTACAAATGATCAGCAGTTCACATTCAATAAAACTTACGCTGAAAGAAGATTGGGGAGACCTTTAGTTGCGGGGGATGTAATAAAACCTGAGTTTCAAAATTTGAAGTATGAGATATACGAAGTTCAAGAAGACAGTTTTGAAACTTACGGAGTGTATCATTTAATTTGCAGTGCTAAACTTCTTAGAGATGCTGATGATATTCACTTACAACAGCCCCCTAAGTCTGATCCAATATATCATAAAGAAACTTTGGAGGTAAGAGGGGATGAGTAGTATTCCTGTTGGCAATCAAGTCTTACAAGAGATTGTTGAAAAAACAAACTCTTCAAAAGGAATGTTCTCTCAAAAAGTTTTCAAAGACATTCTTAGATTTTTAATATCCACTTTTGGTAAAATACATTATGTAGATAGAAATAATAACTCTATTAACGTAAAGTGTTTCCATGCTAATCAAGAAAGAGCAGTAGCTAGGTCTACTATTGGAGATAATATTACACTGCCAGTAATAACCATAAGTGAAGACTCAACATCAGAAAGTAGCACAAGAAGACGTTATGGCACGATGCTGGTTCATGAGAAGTATTGGCATAAACGTCAACAACGAGCCATCCGCACATTAAGCATGGCACCTACTCCTGTAGATATAACCTATACAATAAACATATGGACTAAGTACAAAGAGGACATGGATCAGATAAGAGAATACATTTTCTTATTATTTAATCCAGATCTAGAAGTTGATCTTAAATCTAATAATGTAACTAAATCTTTTATTTTAAGCGAGTCAGATGTAGAGCAAGAAGAAGCTCCAGATCGGGAAGATAGAGTACTTAAAAAATCCATACAGATATCAGTAGAAACTTATATTCCAAGTCCAAAATTTCTTTACACTTCTACTGGAAAAATAGAGAAACTTAATTATCAAATAGCTGGATTAGGGGATGCGGTTCAAGTTGTTAGCTCCGATCCAAATCAAATTTGCCACGATATGACCTGCACTTGCGAGGAGTGCTTACTCCCCCTAGTCTTAATTACGGGGCAAGATACTGGTATTCCCTTGGATTGCGAAGGAATTAGCGTAATTGTTGATGGTACTTTAGGGTCTTAATACAATTAAATTAAAAAATTTAATTTAAAATGCCCCACATAAAGGGTAAATACTATTAGAGTTTTTCATAATGGCTACTAAAGTAACTGTAACGCAAAGTACGGCTCCTTCCGAGCCAACAAAACTAATTAAAAATTACTCTGTCCAAGGTCTTTTTATTATATTAGAGAATCTTGGAGGAGTGGATCACGTTTGGCTTGAGCCAAAGCAGGCTATTAGAGTATTAGAGTCTCAAATAAGCCAGCAAGTTAAAAATCTTCATAAAAGAAGAATAGTTAATATTTCTAATTAAAGGGTATCTTAAATGGCTGCTATTCCTTCTAGTCCTGCTGTAGTTTTCCTAGAGAAAGATAATTCAGCGTATCCACCAAATATTGAATCATCAATAGTTGGTATTATTGGGTATGCTACAAAAGGTCCAACAAACACTCCAACTCTTATAACGAGCCAAGAGAACCTAATTAACACCTTCGGAAACCCAAGCGAAAGCTTACAGGGCCAAGGTCTTGAGGGTGCGCTAGAGATTCTTGAGACTACAAACCAAGTCCGCTTCGTCAGAGCAGTGAGCAGCGATGCTCAGGACGCTTCTGCTTTGGTTGCTTTCGGAGTTTGCCCAGCAGTTAAGTTTACTACAAGCTCATTTGGTCTTACAAGTAGCCTTTACTTAAAGGTCTCAGTAAGAGACTCAGAGGGTACATTAGTCTTAGACCAACAAACCTTTAGCATTCCCGCTCTGGCAGCAAACGTAAATGCGGGTATCTCCCAGGCTTCCGCTATAGCTTCTATCGTCGGTGTTGGTAATGCCAAGACTGATCATGTTAGCGTTGCGTTCAATACTAATAGCCAAGGTTATGGATATCTAGTAGGAGCTTACCCAGGAAGTCTTGCCTCCTTAACTGTTTCAGCTTTCTCATCCACAACATACACAACTCCAAACTTATATCCCTCAGCTATCTTTACAGTTTCAGCACAAGGAACTGAAAGCTCTGTAGCTGTAGGTAACACTACAACATATGGTGGGGATATCACGACTGATACGTTAGCCTATCTAGTAAGATCACAATATCCAGGAACTGGCTACAACCTTTCAACAATTGGTATCACTGGACAGACAGTTGGATTCAGTATGGAAGTAGAGAGCAATGGTTCCTACAACTCATTACTAGGCACGAATTATGAGGGTGCTATTGCGGAAACATTTAATGTTTCACTTCTAGACAACCCAACATTTGTTGAAGAAGTTATAAATCTTGGAACTGAAAATACGACTTCAGATTTCATCAAGGGTGAAATTATGATCTCCGGTTCTATCGGATCCTCACCCAGCAAGTTAACTGATTTCGTTTCTCAAATTACTTCCATGGCTGCGGGTGGAGTAACTGTAACTCTTAATGGGGGTGCGTCTGTCACTGGGTCTACTTCAAGATTCGTTAAGTTCAAGGATGGAACTTACGCTCTCTCGGGTGGAACCAATGGTGGAATGGGTGCCGCTGTCATCACGGGCAATGCCGCTGGAAAGACAGGTATGTATGCTTTAGATGACGATCTCCTAAACATCTCAATTGGAATTATTCCTGGTGTTCACGAGGACGAAGTTCAAAATGCGTTCATCACACTTGCTGAAACTTCACAGAACTTTGTCGCTGTTGTAGCTCCCCCTGTCGGACTTGATACAGTCCAAGAGGCTACAGATTGGATGAACGGTAGAGCTACCTCAAGAACCGCTGCTATCAACAACTCATGGGCTGCTGTGTTCTGGCCTCACGTTCAAGTATTCGACATCTTTTCAGGTAAGGATAGATGGTACGACCCAGCTATCTTCGCTGTAAGACAAATGGCGTTTACTGATAACGTAGCCGAATCTTGGTTTGCCCCTGCGGGCTTCCGCAGAGGAAGATTAACTAAGCCAACAGCTACAGAGCTTTCACTTAACCAAGGTGACCGTGACGCTCTGTATGTTAACAACATAAATCCAATAGTTAACTTCGTCCCAGAAGGCATAACAATCTTCGGACAGAAGACTGCTCAGAGAGCCGCAACCGCGCTAGATAGAATCAACGTAAGAAGACTTATGATCTACCTACGCAAGGTTCTTCTTCAGACTGGTCGCCAAGACTTGTTTGAGCCAAACGATGCGTTCACTTGGGATATTGTTAAGACCAAGGCGGAAGCTGTTCTCAGTGATATTCAATCAAGAAGAGGTATCACTGATTTCAGAGTAGTTTGTGATTCCACTGTTAACACACCTCTAAGAGTTGATAGAAACGAGCTATGGTGCAAGATTCTAATCAGACCAACCAAGACTGCCGAATGGATTATATTTGAGGTCAACTTAACAAATCAAGCGGCTAAGTTCTAATAGGTAATTAAAAAATGGTTCAAAGTTATTACGCAAATAGTTATCGTCCCTTCAAGAGAGGAGAAAATCTCCCAACGATTTCAACCGCTCTGGATTCAGTAAGATCATATCAGTTTGAGGTGCAGTTCTTTGGACTGCCCCCAAACATCAGCGTTCAGCAAACTACTGACCTTACACTAGCCGCGAAACAGGTAGGTGCTATTGGATACGGTGTTGAGGATATCATGGTAGCTAGAGTAAACGATAGAGTTTACTACCCCGGTGCCCCAACTTTCGAATCAATAACAGTAACATTTGATAACCTTTACCTTAGACGGACTTGTGCCGCTCTCTGGACTTGGTTCAAGACAATCTATAATCCTCTTACTGGAAATATGACTGAGCTAGCTGCTCCAGGAGGAACTGGGAATAACACTTTCAAAGCCACTAAGATAATTTTAATAGTTAGTTTAATTTAAATATAGCCTACCATTAGGGTAGGCTATTTTTCTATAATAATGGCATGAAGTATTTTACTGAACTACTTGAGAGCTATTCACGACTTAAAAAGCGTAAGCTTACTTTATTATCAGAAATTGTTTATCCTAGCACGGCTTCCCGGAATAATCCAGCGGAAGCTGAAGCATCAACTCATTTACGAAATGCTAAAGCAGTTAAACCGCTCCCAACAAATCATAAGCCTTATCAAGTAAGTGGAAAAAACATAGTAATATTTTATTCAAATAATGCCGGAATTTGGAAAGCTAGCAGAGCAGACGCGAGAGGGGCCGCATTAGGCGGGAAACTTCAAGTTCCAGCAGAAAGTGGAACGGATACTCCTTCAAAAGAACTTATAAAAATGTTCGGGGAAGGGCAGCCCACATCAAAAAAATCTGAAATGGGCATGGATGTTGAGCAGGGGCAGACTTCCGCAAAGCCTGGGGGTGCAGCGGGTATGCCTCTACAACCGGCAGAGACATATCCTTGGATCGAAGGCCCAGCAATTATTGATCAGTCTGCATATGAAAGAACTGTTGATCTAATATGTAAGGAAGATAAAAAAAAGTGCAAACAGTATAAGCAGGAATACTGGAGACTTTTAAATGATGGCAAATCTGGAACCGTAGGCTACACAGTATCTAGAACAAGAGCTACAATTAAAGAGTGTGATGATGATATTTGTATATCAGAAATAAATGAGAACGAATCCACTAGAGCTAAAGAATCTGCTGGAAGGACTATCCAAAAAGCTTTAAGACTGCTAAGTAAGGAATCTCCATTAAGTTTAGAAGAAGCAGATTGGTTAAAGAAAAATATAAACGTAAGTAAAAAAAATCAAATAATAATTATTGATAGGTTGACTGGGGAAGGTATTTTAATAACACAAGAAAGAACTACTTTGTTGTTAGATTTCTTAAAAGACTCTTCTAAACTTAAAACAGATCCTCATACTAACGAGCCATTAAATCTTCAAGGAGATTCAAAATTATTTTTAGATAATGCTGGGGCAGTCGGAGGAGCTAAATCTACTGTACGAGGATTCTTTTTTGAGGATGTTACTGAAGCAACCATAAAGATGGATCAATGTAAAGATCTTGAAGGGCCTGCTCTTAATAGTTGTGAAAGAGAAGCTACAAAAATATTTGAAAAATACTTAGAGAACAAAACAAAAGTAATTGATTCATTTCAAGATCTTATAGATCATTATTCAAAAGACGGTGAAGTTTCCATAGATTTAAGAAATGAACTTGATAGATTTTTAATGAGCATAGCTGACGGAAGATCTGAGAATGCAACTAAATCTTTTCAAATCTTTGTAAATAAAATTCAAAGACTTGCAGTTATAGGGACTAGATTAAGAAATCCAAAAGGTGTAGAGAGAAGTTCTTTAGATGTTGGATTTAATAGAAAAGCAGATTTAAAAGAATTATACAATACAAGAGAAGATGCTGTAAGAGCTTTAGAAGCTATGGGTCTTGGAGACTTAGCGGAAGAGGGTCGTATTGTACAAAGACTTGATGGAAAATTTGAAATAGGTAATAGTCTAAAATTTTCTACTGGAATGGAAGAAGTAATCTTAGGGCAAGCTGCTGCTTCAAATATAAAAGGAGCATTAAATGGGACTGCCTGTAATGATCCAAAAACATTAGGAACTTTTAATAAAAAATATGGGGATGCTAGTGGAGCCGCAGAATGTGCAAAAGCAGTAGATAATCAAAAAAGATTTTGGAAAGAGAGTGGCATTACTGATTCTGATTTAACATTTATCACAAGAGAATTTAATCAATACGAAAGGGAAGCAAAATTATTTGAAAATTTACCAGAGATACAGGAGTATTTAAACAAAGATGGAACTGTAAGTTCTAGATTTCCAAGAAAATTATTTTTAAACACTTTTAAAGATCACTTAATTAAAAATGGAAGTTATGGGGGACTTCAGCAGGACATGGTGAATGAAATAGAATCTATTCTTGCAGGATCATCAAGACGCCCATGGCCCGAAGTAGCTGCTAACATCGCTAAAGTGGCACAAAAAAGAAGACTTGAGAATATGTATCAATCTAGCGATCCAAAAGAGAAAGAGCGTGCGGTCTCATTTGTTGCTGGCCTAGCTGTGTTTGGCGGGGGATCTGTTGATAACAGTATGCTTACTGTTGTTGATGGATTTAAGGGCGATATGTATGTTACAGATCAAAACAGAACTTTATCACAATTTGTAAATTTATTAAAAAATAGAAAAGCGATGAAAGATGCAAAGATAAAGTTCAATCACGGAAGTTTTGTTTTTGGAGACGAAGAAACTGGAAAATTTGTTATTAGCTTTGATGGGTCTCAATCATCATGCGTTGCGGATATGAATACTATTACAAGAAGTTCTAGAAAATTCTCATCTCAAAGAGGAGCAGATCCAGAACAAAAAAGAGCTGATGCATCTCACAAACTTGCTAAGATTGGAATCACACTAGCAGAAGCAATTAAAAAGTATTCTGAAACCCTAAAGCTTATAACCGATTAAATCCACAAATGTTTGGCGTTATACTTACGAGTTTCATCAAGTAGATCCTCTAGCTTGCATATAATATAGTCTCCGTGCTTAAGATGCAAATAAATGTGATCTCTGTTTTCAGCGTATGTAGCTAAAGCTAGGGATTTCTTTTCATTGATCAGGCAAAGTATTTCTTTTCTGTCTTGCTGCATGATCAGCAGAAAGTTTTTATTTATTTTCGCTGAATCTTTTTCAGCTTGATCTATAAATGAGATCAAATCTGATCTTGGATTAAATATAGATCCAAGGTTTTCTTTGTTATATCCTTTCTTACACTCAATAGTGTACTTAAATGTTCTAGGTGTTATTAAATCTCCACTAAACTTTAAGTGTTCTGGTAGGTTGTGAGTTGTTGAGAAAGCACCCGAGCCTGGAGATCTAATAAATTCTGTGGTCTCAAAGAATTCGTTTAGAATCTTGCAAACCTTGCGTTCAAAAGTATTACCTTTTGTTCTACTATTCTTACGCTTCTTCTTTGAACTCACCAGATTTTTTAAATCAAAATTGTCTTCCATTTTTAATACCTCAAACTATTATAGCCAAGGATGACTAAAATCAAACTTCAAAGTTCCGATTGGACAATTAAAACAACAGAAAGGAGTAGAGGACGTATGAAATTAACTATTAAGCTAAGTAA